CGTTTCATTTTGGGAATCAATTGATGAAATGCCGTTGTTTGATTGGCGCAAATGTATGGATGGAAACATTGAATTTGTAAACAAAGAACAAAAGGAACATGAAGGAAATGAACAACAATGGATAAAACTACATGATGAATATTTGGAACGGTTCGGAATTGGCGAAAAATTTGAAAAGTATTTGAAGTTGTTGAAACAAAAAGCGGTGTTGGAATGTGATTTTGTGTTGACAAATGAACGTTTCAAGTTAACCGAAATTGATATAATGAAAACAAAAATTGATGCATTGCAAATGAATTTTGGCAATGGTCAAACGATAGAACAATCATTGATTCATTTATCCAAATGGTTGGGATATGGATTGAAGGTGAAGGAAATAACGGTGGTTGAATTTTACACAATTGTGAACGAATATGGCAAGTGGGCAGATAAAAAGGAGTGAAATAGCAGAATCGGATTTATATAAAGAGATCCGAGATTCAGCACAAAAAACAATCCAACAATTGGATTTGTTGAATAAAGAATTGCGCGAAAGTGCGCAAATCATCAAATCGGAGTTGGCAACCGGATTGGAAAAAACCACGGCATCAATCAACAAGTATACGCAAGCAAGCAAGAAAGCCGAAACCACGATGAAAACATCCATCAAGGTGGACCAAGAAAAAGCGCGTTTGATGAAAGAACAAGCGAAGGCGGAACAAGAGTTGGAAAAAATCAACCAACAAAAGGAACGCACGAAGCAACAACAATTAAGAACGGCGCAACAACAAAACCGGGAATCCGAACGGCAAGCAAAATTGGCGGCTAAAAATGCGAAGGCGGCAAAGGATGAAAGTGATGCATACAAACAATTAGTTAGGGCAACGCGTGACCAGAAAAACGAATCCAAACGTTTGGGCGCGGAAATGCTTAAATTGGAACAATCCGGACGTAAAAATACCAAAGAATATAGAAATTTAGAGCAACAATATAGAAAAGTGACAACGGCGGCCCGGAATGGTGATCGTCAATTGAAAAAATTGGATAAAACCGTTGGTGACAATTTCCGGAATGTTGGAAATTATCGTTCGGCATTGGGAAAATTATCCGGTGCATTATCTTCATTGGGATTGGCGTTTGGTTCGGCAATGGTGATTCGAAACGTGTTCAATGTTGTGAAGGATTTCGATCAAGCACAAGCGAATTTGGCATCGGTGTTGGGTGTTTCACGAAATGAAATGTCAGAATTGACCGAAACCGCGAAACAATTGGGTGCAACAACACGATTCACGGCGGCCCAAGTTAGTGAATTACAATTGGAATTTGCGAAATTGGGATTTAGTCAAAAGGAAATAAACAATGTGACAGATGCAACATTACAATTGGCGGCGGCATCCGGAACCGATTTGAGTGAAGCGGCGGCGGTTGTTGGTGCGAATGTTCGTGCGTTTGGTTTATCGACATTAGAAACACAACGTGTTGTTGATGTTATGGCCAAATCGTTTACATCATCATCATTGGACATGGAAAAGTTTTCAACGGCGTTGGCAATTGTGGCACCGGTTGCAAAATCGGCCGGAAGGAACATTGAAGAAACAACCGCAATGATTGGAACATTAACGGATCGTGGAATTGATGCAAGCACGGCCGGAACCGGGTTGCGAAACATATTTTTGGAGTTAGCAAAATCGGGAATGACATTCGATGAAGCGATGAACCAAATCAACACGGCAACGGATAAAAACGCAACATCATTAGAATTGTTTGGAAAACGCGGTGCGGTGATTGGAACCATATTGGCGGAATCCGGTGATTCGGTTGCGGCATTGACTGAAAAATTAAATGATGCCGGCGGCGCTGCTCAAAAAATGGCCGATGAACAATTGAACACATTGGGCGGTGCGTTGGATTTATTAAATTCGGCGTGGCAAGGTTTTATTCTGGGAACCGATGAATCCATTGGTGCATCACAAGGGTTGGCGGATGTGATTCGGTTTTTGGCGGATAATTTCAATCAAATTATGGCAATGATTCCGCGTTTGGTTGGTTATTACATTTTGTACAGAAACCAAGCACGATTGGCGGCGGCGGCTCAGTTTTTATTCAATGGTGGATTGACAAAAATGCTTCGTGGGATTCCGGCAATGATTAAGGGATTGAAAACGGCATCCATTTCGTTCCGTGGGTTAGGAACTGCGATGAAATCAATTCCATTGGTTGGTGTTATTTCATTATTAACTGAAATGGTGTTTTGGTTAGGATCAACAGAGGATGCAACCGATAATTTAACAGATGCCGAAAGTGAATTGAATGATCAATTGGAACGTGGAAATGAATTGCGTGCCGAAAGGATGAAAAGCCAAAAAACAATTGATGAACAATTTGCAATTAGAAACAATTTATCACAAGCACAATTAAAAAATCTTAAAAATGAAATTGAATCCGAAATTGAGTTGTCAGAAATTGCAGATGCGAAAATCAAAACAACAAAAAGAGGCGTTGAAGAAATTGAAAAGGAACGCGATGCGATTAGAGATCGAATAAAAGCAATTCAAGAAGAACAAAAAGCAACGGATAAATTTAGTATTGATTTTCAATCGCAAATGCGAAAAAATCAAGAGGAATTAAAAGATTTTGCGTTGCCGGATGAATTTCTAAAGTCACAAGAGCAATTAAACAAAGAATCCGAACTGCGAGAGCTATTGAATAAGGAAATTGCATTGGAGAATGAATTAAAAGGTGAAGGAATTAACATAAGTGATGATGAAAGTGCAAATTTAGAATTAAGAAAAAAACAATTAGCTGAAATTATTCCATTAATCAAAAATGAAACACGTTCATCCGAAAAGGGAAACAAGGTCAAAAAAGAAACGGTAAACAAATTGAAATCAATTGCGGTGACATACAAAGAAATTGATGACATTTTGAATGGTGATGAAGGTGATGCCGGTGCATCATTGGCCGATAGATTACAAACACAAACCGAAGCATTGGATCGTGAATTAAAAAAACGAATCACATTGATCAAACAATCGTTGTTGTCCGGTGAAATATCGGATGAAGATTCACAATTGAAGATTTTGGAAACCGAATTGTTTTATTTGAATTTGCGGAAACAATTGCGTTTGGATTATGGTGAGGATGTTACGGAAATAAATTCGCAAATCGTTGACAAAGAATTGGAAATTTCAAACAAGTTATTAGAAAAAACCAAAGAAACACAAAATGAAACGGTTGAAATTGTTCGTATTTCGGCGGATGAACAAATCAAAATTATTCAAGAATTGACAACCGCGTTTTCACGATTAGCAGATGAACGAATCGCGAAGTTGGATGAGGAAATGGACAAGGCGCAACAACGTTATGATTTATATTTGGAATTGGCAAAGAATGGAAATATCAATGCACAACAATCATTGGCAACGGAAGCGCGTTTGATTGCAGAATCGAATCGGAAAAAAGAACAATTGGAACGCCGAAAACAACGCGTCCAATTGGCATCCGATACATTGCAAGCATATTTGAAAAATTCAGAAGATCCGGACGTTAAAAATCCATTGTTAAAAACGTTTAGTGACATTACATTGTTAACACAATTTATTCAAAATTTACCGGCATTCGCGAAGGGAACCGAGGACACCGGAACACATGGTGAAGGAGTTGACGGAAAAGGCGGATTCCATGCAATATTGCATCCAAATGAACGTGTTTTGACCAAAAAACAAAATGAAATGGTTGGTGATTTGTCCAATGATGAATTGTCAAATTTGGCGTTGAAATATCGTGCCGGTGAATTAGAAAACAAAATCAATTTCCAACAATCAAAACAACCACAACCGAATGAAGTTGTTGAACGTTTGAAATCATTGGAACAAACAATCCGAATGAAGCCAGAAACTAACATTGAATTGGAACGGATCATTGATGGTGCGTTGACCATTACAAAAAGCGTGAAAAAAGGGAATACGGTTGTTTATAACAGATACAGAACGAACAGATAATGCGACATTTTTTGAACGAAATTGAAGT